AGGTGCATTACTGCCAACACGACCAGGTTTGGAAAGACCTACTCCAGTTATGCCAGCACCGCTTTCTAATGCATTTTTTCAGATAGTTCAGGAAGGTAATAGTGATATGGAGTATTTAGCAGGTATATATTCTTCAATGCAGGGAGATACTCAGCAGCAACATGAAACTTTTCGGGGTATGTTAGCATTAGATGAATATGGCACAAGGCGTATAAAACAATGGATGTCTTCTGCAATAGAGCCTGCATTAAGGCATATGGGAAAAATAATACAGCAATTTGCACAGTCAGTGTACACTGCAAACAAAAGATTTAGAATAGTTCAACCATCTGCAATATTAGAAGATAGGGAGATAGAAATAAATATACCTATATATAATGATATGGGGGAGGCTATAGGAAAATCTATGGATTTAGAAAGTGCTAAATTTGATATTAAAATAGTATCAGGCTCAACGCTTCCAGTTAATAGGTGGGCATATTTAGAAGAATTGAAACAACTAATGGAACTAGGCGTTGTAGATGATATTGCAGTACTTGCAGAAACTGATATACGTAATAAAGAAAAGATAGCTAAACGTAAATCTTTATATTCACAACTGCAAGGACAAATAGCAGAGATGGAAGAAGCTATTAAAAATAAAGAAGGAACAATTGAAACCCTAGAAAGACAATTAGTACAAGCTGGTATTAAAGGTAAGGTTATGCAGGCTGAAATGGAAATTACTAAAGCTAAAGAGCAAGCCAAGGGTGATACTAGGGGAGAACTCTTAGAAACAGAGGCTAAACAGAAACTTTTACGTGGTGTTTTAGCTAATGAAGCAGCTACTAGGGAAAAAGAAATGCAGCTTGGAGTAAAAGAAGTTATACAAAGTGTAAAAAATAACTTGCAAAGTAATAATAAAGAATAGTAAATTAACAAGATAAGGAGAAATCCGTATGAATGAAGAAACAACCGGTAGTAACCCTAAAGCTGAGGATGCATCTGTAGAAGATGCTGTTTTTGGCGCAGGCTCTTCCGATAATTTCTTTGAAGACCTTGATAGAAATATCAATGGAGCAATTCAAGAGAATAAAAACGACGAAGCATCTGTAGAAGTAACCCATGAGCAACCAAGTGGCCCTGAACAGGTAACCCACGAACCGCAAGATGGCCCTGATGCAGAGGATAACGGCAGCGAATCCTGGAAAAAGCGCTATAGCGATAGCAGTCGTGAAGCTGTTAAATTGCGAGGTGAACTAGACAATCTAAAACCTTTTGTTCCAGTTCTCGAAGCAATGAAGAATGATAGTGGCCTTGTAGAGCATGTACGAGACTATCTTCAGAATGGCGGAAAGCCAGCACCTTCTATTCAAGAACGCCTTCAGTTAGATGAAGACTTTGTTTTTGATCCGCAGGATGCTGTAACTGATACTGCTTCTGATTCTGCTAAATTAATGAATGCTCATGTGGACAATATAGTCCAACAAAGAGTAGGTCAAATGATTAATGCAGAAAAACAGAATGCACAAAAAATACAGCATCAAGCAAATAAAAGGTCTGAAGAACAAGCATTTAAAGATAAGCATAAAATGACCGATGAACAGTTTACTGATTTTGTTGGGCAGGCTAAAGAGCATGTGCTTACACTTGAAGATGTTGATTATCTACTCAATAGAGATAAAGTAGCAGCTAATGTTGCTTCATCTACTAAGAAGGATATGATGAATCAAATGCAGAATGTCAGAAATATGCCAACAAGTGCCAGTCAAGCAAACAGTCAGGCAAAACAAACTAGCGAAGACCAGGATGTCTTTGATAAGTTGTTAGGCTTGGACAGTAATTTAGACAACCTGTTTGGGTAGGTACAAGTTTTAAGCCTATCTGAGCGCAAATAAGGAGATAGGACAATGGCCGATATACTCGATATTGGTGCCATAGGTGATGTCAATAGTCCAGGTTCCTCAGGTAGTACGCTAGATACTGGTGTTCTTCGTCGAAAATATGACTTTTCAGATAGAGTATCAGAATTAGCGCTATCACAGGATCCGTTCTTTAGATTTCTAAGTATGGCGTCAAAAAAGCCAACAGATGATCCGTCGTTTAAGTTTACGGAACGTCGTGGCTCATGGCATAAACGGTATGCGTATTTAAAAACGTATAGTTCAGATGGTATTGCCGCACCTGCGTCAGCAGCTACGGTAACATCAACTCCTGCAGCGGATGATGTATATTCGTTTAAGTTTGGTACAGATTATGCTTCTGAAGGTAACATTCAGAATACATTTGGACAAGCTTCTTTGCAGGAAGTGGGCGATTCAGGCACACAACCACAGTTCTTCCTTCCAGACCAGTTAATTAAGATTCCTTTTGGCAATGATAGTGGATTTGCTCAAGGAACAACCGATGGTTATACAGTCTGGCGGGTAAACTCAGTAGATCTAAATACAACAGGGTATGCTATATTGAATGCTACCTGTGTAAAAGGATCGGGTGCACTGATTCAATGGCAAGCTGTTCCAACAGTAATTAATGGAAGCGCCGGTGCCTACCCAAGTCAAGAATCACTAGAACCAACACGTGTATACGTGATGGGGACTGTGTTCGGTAAAGGTACTGGTTATCCAGAAACTTGGAAAGATCAGCCTTTCTCAACTGGATATGGACAAACTCAGATCTGGAAAACATCCATGGCTATGGATAATACAGATCGTGCTACTGTACTTCGGTACGCTGGCAATGAGTGGGCTCGTATTTGGAAAGAGAAACTCATCGAACATAAGTGGGATATTGAACAGTCTTTACTGTTCGGTTCTCAAAGTTCAACATATCGCACAACTCAAGGTGCCGTTGATTGGATCGGTAGTTATGGTAACAAGTTCAGTCTTGATGTAAAAACCAAGACATCAGATCAGTTTCTGGATGACATGTCAGCATACTTAGATCCTCGCTATAATAACGGCAAAGCAACCGCGTTCTTCTGCAGTACTGCAGTTTACAACTGGTTGCATAAATTGAGCGGTTATTTTGCTAACAATCTTAGTCAAGTTATTGGGGGCTCAGGAAATACATCCCCTGATCCTAGTATTACTAATGCTGGCGGAATAGCTCGTGCTGATTTAGCAGTTACAGGTAGAAAGAAAGTTCTCGGACTTGATACTACTACAATTTCCACAATCTATGGTGATATGAACTTAGTTCGTAATATCCACCTTGACGGTACTAACGTTAAGATGTTGGGTATTAATATGTCCTACTGTTCATACCGTCCATTAGTTGGAAATGGTATCAATAGAGATACTTCAATCTACGTTGGGGTACAGACACTAGAAAACAGTGGCGTTGATCGTCGGGTAGACCAAATCCTTACCGAAGCTGGTTTGGAATGGCAAATGCCTGAAGCTCACGCACTATGGACATAAGGAGGTATGAATAATGGCTAATCCGTTATATGGACAAAATAAGGCTGATGAAAAAGTAGATAATGGAATGTATCTATTAGTTGGCCCGACTGTTTCTTTTGCTGCTGCTGATGTTGCAAATGGTGACTTAATAGGTGGTGTAAATATACCATCTGGAACCTTTGTTCACAAGGTTCAGGTAGAAACAATAGCTCCTGCTACAGGCGGGACTGCTGCTACTACGGAGATAGATGTTGGAGATTCTGCCGACCCTGATCTATATTTTGATGATATAGATGGAGCTGTGGATACTTCAGGTCTAGGTGGTGTTGCTGGTACTATTATAGCATTGCCTGTTGGTGCTAATACATTGGGTAAATACTACTCTGCTAATGATAGAATTTCAATAACAGTTGTTGCTGAAAGTTCTACTGTAGGTAGTTGTAGATTGTTAATTCAATGTGCTACACCTGTAATACCGTAACATAGCAAGTTAACTAACATAGCTTCTGCTCTCCGGGAAGATTGGTTTCTCTCCGGGGAGTGGGGGCTAGTAGAATAAGGGAACACATTATATGGCTGGTTATCAGCAGAGGACATTGCGGGAGAGAATAGAGTCAATTACAACTATTCCTATATTGGGTGGTCTTACTGAGGCTGGAGATGTAATTCCTGGAAATTCTATACCTGACTGGGCAGATATTACCCAATTTATTAGAGAGGGCATAAGGGATGTGGTAAATAGAAGCATTAAGGCTAACCCAGATGCAGCAAGATTATTTGCTAAAACTAAGAATATTACATATGCTAACCCTACTTGGCTTCAAGATAAAAATGACTGGGAAGGAAGAGAAACTCATTGGGGAAAAGCTATAGGTGTAGAAGTGGGTAGTGGTATAGTTGTTTCAGTTGTACGAGAGATGGGAAGTGATTTAATAGAGAGACCATGTGAAGAAATTAAACCAGAACATAGATATTTAGCACAAGATCCAGAAAGTTTATATTATAGAGGTGTAGAGAATCCTTGTTATTATATGTTAGATGGCTATGTCTATTTAATCCCAGCTCCATCAAGCACACTAGAGGAGGGGAAGGTAACGTATGTAGATTTTGCTGATGAGGATGCTGTGAGTGGTCCCGTTACTGCAGAAACAAAAAATATCAGGTACTTTCCAGATGATAGAACAGATTTAGTAGTACTATATACTTGCTGTAGACAAATACAGAATGCTATGTCTCAAAAGGTTGTTGCAAAGCTTAACCTTACAAACAATATCCTTGCTCCGACACCTCCAACCTCTCCCGTATTGAGCAGCAACTATGTTGTTTTCAATGAAGGGGCTCCGGAGTATGAAGAGGCACAAGTTCAGTTAACATCTGCTCCAGAAGATATTTCTTGGGACTTTCCTGGACTTCCAGTTCCTCCAGATGCACCAAATATTACATATGCTCCAGCAGAGGAGAATCAATCTGCAGCACTTGCAAGCGATATAGATGGAGCTGTAGATGGAGTATCAGAAGCTGTAGATGATGTGTCAGAAGCTGTAGATGATGTTGAAGGTTCTGTAGAAGGATATGCAGGCGAAGGTGCTAGTGGTGCTGGTACAGCTACAGCAGGAGATGGTGATTCAGTTGATATTACAAATATGCCTGTTACTGATTCTGCTGATACAAGAGTTAATTATATATCTCAAACTCCAGATGGAGTGGGTGGAGCTACAACAGATGTAGTCGGTGCTGGTTCTGGAGAAACAGAAGCTGAGTTTGCAGATTTTGATTTTTGGTTAGAAGATGAAGATGCTGAAATGGTTGGAGCTGTAGCTCAGAAGATGAACTCTGTAGTTCAACTGCATCAAGCAGAACTTCAAGATGCTGCCCAGTCAATGCAGGCAGATATAAGTAATGCACAGAATGACTTACAGGTTCTTACTACAAAAATAGGTGGAGAAATACAGCAGGCTATTTCAGATTCTAATAATGCTAATCAGCTAGTTTCTACTAAGATAGGTGCAGATACACAGGCAAGTGTAGCTACTGCTGGTAATGAGACACAAATAGCTTCTGCAAGTATACAGAGCAAGTCAAGTGCGGGTGTTGCCAAAATGAATGCAGCTACAAATGCTGCTGTTACCAAGATGCAGACATCAACACAAGCAGCTATTGCTAAAATGGGAGAATCTACAGGTGCTTCTATTGCTAAAATGAATGCTTCTACTGGGGCTGCAACTGCTAAGATGAATGCTGCTACAGGAGTTACAGTATCTAAAATGGAAGCATCTAATAACGTAAGGGTACAGAATGCTTCACAAAATATGCAGGGCCAGGTACAACAATATCTTGCTCAGGTACAGAAATATACAGCAGAACTTGATGCATATAAGTCTGAAGCACAAAATATAATGGTAATTAACCAAGGTAAACTTACTGAGTGGAAAGAGAAAACTACTCTGGAGATGACTAAATATCAGCAAGATATGGTTAATAATATGAATAAATTTACAGAACTCAATACTGCATATCAGGCTATATTGCAGAAAGCTATACAGGATGCACAACTATCACAGACAGATGATTCACAGTTAATACAGAATTATAATGGTGAGTTACAGTCATATCAAGCAGATCTTGGAAAATGGGTACAGGAGCACCAGACTAACTTTCAAGCAGAACAGTTAGAATATCAGTGGCTACAAGATCAGTATAATAGGCTAAGGAAGGAATATCTGGAAGCATTTATAATGATGGCTCCAGCAGACCAGGCAGCCTATAAAGAAATTTACAAAGAAAATGATCCTCGGGGACGAGAGCAAAACATCACTAAACAGCAAATTTAAGGAGCTAAGAAAATGGCAGATTCACCGTTAACAGGACAACCAATATCGACCAGTTACGAACAGGTCCTCCATGTCAATAGAGATGGTGGAGGATGGGGGTCGACTACAGGATATGACCAAACAAAATTAGTAGACGTTGCTGATGGAGCTGTTGGTACAATATTTGCATTTAAGATGTCAGATCAAGTAGTACAACTTACTTCTTCAAATCGGTTACAGTTTAGAGACTCAGATATATATATATCTAGCCCATCTGATGGACAGTTGGATATAGAGGCAGATGGCAGTATTAATATTTTAGGTCCATGGACTACTGCAGGTCAAACTTGTGCAGATCTTGGAACTGTATTAACTGCAGATATTAATGGAGGAACCATTGATGGGGTTACTATTGGGGCTAGTGTTGCCGCTACTTTAGCAAATGTTATTATTACTACAATGGATTGTAATGCTGGCTCAATGGATGGAGTAGAAATTGGTGATGCTAATCCTACAACAGGTATTTTTACAACACTAACAGTTAATGATCAATTAGTTATAAATGCTGGAGCATCTATTATTGGTGACACAGTTGGAGAAGTTACTTTAAATATAAAAGGTGTCAATGCTCAGACGAATAGCTTACTAAATGTTGAGATAAATGATGGAACGGATAAACTTACAGTAAGTTCAGCTGGTATAACTACTGCTGCAAGTCTTGTAGCTACTACTGCAGATATTAATGCAGGCACAATAGATAACTCAATTATCGGTGGTGCTACTCCTGTTGTGGCTACCTTTACTACACTTAATGCTACTACTTCAAATTTAGGCGCTTTAGGTTCTAATTTAAATCATGCTAATTATAACTCTACTAATGTAAATATTGATAATGGGGTTATTGATGGCACTGTAATAGGTAGCGCTTCAGCAGCTGCTGCTACATTTACTACTCTAGACTGTACTGATGGTGCTTTTGCTACTATGAATTTAGATATTGATGGGGGAACAGATATAGGGGCTGGTCTTGCAGATGCAGACTTATTTATTGTTGACGACGGTGCAGGTGGTTCCAATAGAAAGTCTGTGATGAGTAGAATACCTACTTATCTTAATAATCATGCAAACTTAACTAGTTTGAATGCTGTAACATCAGCCTCTACCTTAGTTACAGTTGGTACTATAGCTACAGGGGTATGGGCAGCTACTGATGTAGCGGTGGCACATGGGGGAACTGGAGTTTCGACTTTAACTGATGGTGGTATTCTACTTGGAAGTGGAACTGGGGCTATAACTGCTACAGCTGTCTTAGGAAACGGAGAGATACTTATTGGCGATGGTACTACAGATCCTGTAGCTCTAGATGTAGGATCGTCTTCTTCCATTACAATACTTGGAACTATAGCCACTGGCGTATGGCAAGGCACTACTGTTGCAGATGAATTTGGTGGAACAGGCCAATCTACATGGACAAGGGGAGATTTATTATATGCTTCTGGTGCTAATGCACTTGGCAAGCGTTCTCTTGGTGCTGCCAATACAGTTTTAACTTCTGATGGTAGTGATCCTGTATGGGGTACAGTTGTAAATGATATGCTTGCAGGTGGTATTACTCAGGATAAACTTGCTACCATTACCAGTGCTAATAAAGTTAGTGGTAGTGGTATTCAATTAGCATCTACAACCGCCATTGAAGATAATACTGGATTACAGTTAAAAAGTGCTGTTGCTGGAACAGGTGTAACTTTAGCATCTCAAGTATTAAATGTAGATGCAAGTCAAACTCAAGTTACAGCAGTTGGCACATTGGCAACTGGTGTCTGGAATGCTACAGCAATTCCCTCACAGTATGGTGGTACTGGACAAAATTTTGCCTCTTCAACTGGAGTGATGTATATGGCATCTGGCACAGCTTCTGTTGTAGATATGACTACAAAAGGTATACTTTTTGTGGGTGATGGCTCAGGGGCTCCTTCTAGTTTAGGTGTTGGTAGTAATACGTATTTACTTGCCGCAGATTCAGGAGAAGCATCTGGCCTTAAATGGGTAGATCCAGCTGCCTTAACTGTTGCTGTGACAGCCCTTAATGGTGCTACAGAGAGTGAGCTTGTTACTGTTGGTAGTACTACTACTGAACTTGATGCTGAACCGTTACTTACTTTTAATGGTACTGTTTTTGGATGTAATACTGCTGCTGTATTTAATGAAGGTGGTAGTAATGTTGATTTTAGAGTTGAAGGTACTGGTGCTGTAAATGCTCTTTTTGTTGATGGGGCTACTGGCAATGTTGGTATAGGTGTTGGTGACCCAGATCAAGCTCTAGAGGTTGCAGGTATTATTCATATTTCAACCGAGAGTACTACTCCTTCAGCACCAGGAGCAGGTGATGGTGCTTATATTTATACGAAGGCAGACGGGAGACCTTATTGGGTTTCAAATGATTTATCTGAAGTAGACCTGACTGCAACCGCATCACAGTCCTCTGCATCTGATACTGATGGTGATACTAAAGTACATGTTGAGGAGAGTGCTGATGAGGATAAGATAAGATTTGATACTGCTGGGCAAGAGAGGATGATTATTGATAATTTAGGTAAAGTTGCCATTGGAACTACAACACCAATGAACTTACTTACTCTTAGCCATGGTAATGCTGATCTTGATAATGGTATATTAATCTATAATGAAACTGCTACAGATAATAATGAATTCTTAGGTGGAATTGGTTTTGACAGTTCTGATGGAAATGTTCCAAGTAGTATTCTTGAAGCATCAGCTTTCATAGCAGCATATGCAGAAGGCGATCACAGTAACTCAAATAAAGGTGGTGATCTTGCCTTCGGAACTGGTGTAAGTGGAAAGAATGAAGATGTTGCTGCTACAGAACGTATGAGGATACTTGCAAATGGTTATATTGGTATGGGGGTTTCTAATCCTGATTCCGCACTTGAAATTTTAAACACTAGTACCCAACTTAAACTATCTTATGATGCTACAAATTATGCTAGTTTTAATATTGCAGCTGATGGTAAATTGAACATAACTACGGTAGACCCTGATGGTGCTGAAGCAGATATATGTCTTATGCCAGATGGATATGTTGGTATTGGGATTACTACACCAACAGCAGGTTTACATCAAACATTCTCAGCAGGTAGTGCCTATGCTGCTTCTTTTAATAATACCTCTTCTACAGGTTGGGGAGTATTTATAAAAGGTGGCACTAACACTGGAGACCCTGTACTAAATGTTCAAGACAAGGATGCAGCTTCACTGTTACATGTAAATGCTGGTGGTCATATTGGTATGGGAACTGCTGCACCTGTAGATGCACTTCACATTCAAGATGGAAATTTAGTTGTAATGACTAATGTAGCTAATGATGGATCCTTTAATGCCCTGCAGCTTACAAGAAGTAAGCATGCTACTGATGGTTCACATACTGCTGTTGATAAAGATACTGTACTTGGAGCTATAGAGTGGGTAGGCTCTGACGGTGACTCATTTGAAGTTGGAACTGCTATTAAGTCTGAAGCTGTACAACTGTGGAATAATGATGCTCGGGGGTCTGAACTACAATTCTATACTACAGATAAGGATACTAATATATTAGACCAGAGAATGACTATTATGCATAATGGCAATGTTGGTATTGGGACTGCTACACCAGATTGTGCATTGCATATAGAGGGGGCTACTGGTACAACATCAGCAAAATTGATAGTAGGAAGTGGAACAGGTGCATTTATAACAATTGGTGAGGGTGTCCCAGATAGTGGCATTGCCTATATAGGTTGGGACAATTCTAAATCTCTTGTTTTTGGAGAAATGACAAATGATAGTGATGTAGCTTTTGCAAAGGAATGGATGAGAATTTCTCCTTCTGGAAAAGTCGGTATTGGGACTGATGACCCAGAAGCCATTTTAGATGTGAAGGCTGGGGACACGGCACAAGGTATTGTTCATATTCGTGGAGATGCAGGTGGGGGCAGTGAGGTTATAATACAAATAGTAGCCTATGATAGTGGGAATTACGGGTGGATTGGCACAAAATCAGATGCTGACTTTAAAATAGGAACTCACAATTTCACAAGAATGCATATAGAGGCCGATGGCAATGTCGGTATTGGGACTACTGACCCTGACTCAAAGTTACACATAGAAGGCAGTGCGGCGGTAATAACATTGAATGAAACTAGTTCAAACTCAGCAACATTTACAAGTTTTCTTGATAACGGAACAGAAAAAGCATTTTCTGGTTTAGTTACCAAAGATGCGTATGGGGGTATTTCTGGAAGCTTAGCCGGAGATGCCTTTATAGCGACCCATGGATCATATAATCCCAATGGAAGAATTGTTTTTGCTCCAAAGCAAGTTGTGAAAATGGTTATAGACAAAGACGGCAATGTCGGTATTGGGACTGCTGATACAGGTGCTAAATTGACAATTATTGACGCTACTGATTCTGTTTCAGATACAGCAACATATGAGGACTTTGCTCTTATGTTGGGACACGGTTCGTCAGTGAATGGTGCTGCGGTTGGAATTGCTTTCCATCCAAGTGTTAGTTCGGTAGGTACTCCTGGTGCATCCATTGTTGCTCAACGTGTTGGAGCATATGGGGTTGCTGATTTGATATTTAAGACGAAAGCAATCGGTACTGCTGAGGGAGCAACGCTGGAAAGAATGAGAATATTAAGCTCTGGCAATGTCGGTATTGGGGAGACTTCACCAGCTGAACTATTACACATAAAATCAGTTTCAGGTGATGCTAGAATATTGTTAGAAGCTCCTGCAAGTTCTGATGCAGAAATAAAGTTTTATGAGGATTCTGCCGTTAGGTATACTATTGGATATGATGATGGTACTGGAAATTTTGTTATTGGTTATGACAATGTAGACGCACCATGGATGTCAATTGGTAGCACTGGCAAAGTCGGTATTGGGACTACTGACCCAGGTGCACTGCTTGAAGTCGCAAGTTCCACTACGAATGCTGTTATAAAAATAAATGCAAATGATGCATCTGATTCTAGTCTTATATTTTCAGAAGAGGGCCATAGTCAATGGGCGTTGTACCATATCTCAAGTGGGGCTTATGCTACCCAAGGAGACCTTGCAGTATACGACTTTTCTGATAGTTCAATTGCAGCTTATTTATCTCCAGGCGATAGTGTGTGGCAATCGGGTTCCGATGAAAGAATTAAAAAAGATATTGAAAATATTGATTCTGTTCTTGGTGGTATAAACAGTTTACGCCCAATAACATGGAAAAGGAAATATGGAAAGTTAGGGAAAGTTTATGCTGGTTTAGTAGCACAAGAAGTAATACCACATTTTCCTTTGGTAATTAGTGGTACTGAGGATTCTTTTAAAGAACTTCCTGCGAAAAACGCTATTGTAGGTGTGGCAGGTGTAACAGCCGTAGAAGCTGCTTCAGCAAAAGATGCAGTTATGGGTGAACGACAGAAAGTTGTAGTAACTGAGGTTGAGGAAGAACAAATAAGTACAGAGATTGTTTTAGAGGGTGGAAAGTATATCCAGAAAACTATCACTAAAACTGTAACAAAAGAAGTTTCAACGCCACAATATGAAGAAGTAAAACTGTACGATGAAGATGGTGAAGAAATAGGTACACATCAGATACCAGTGATGGAAGGATATGAAGTAGAGTCTGCTGTGGTAGCTGTAGAAGCAGTGGAAGCTGTTGAAGCTATACAAGCACAAGAAGCAACATCTCTTAGTTATAGTGGTGGTCTTTCTATTGGGTATTCTAATTTCGTTCCATATCTTATAAAAGCAATCCAAGAATTATCAGCAAAAGTAACCGCGTTAGAAAACGCATAACAAAAAGGAACAAGAAATGGCAAAGAAAATAACAGTAGAATTTACAGATGAAGAATTTGCAAGCTTGCAAACAGCATACTCAATAGATGATGCTGATGATACTGAAGCAAGAATTAAGAATGCATTTATAAATTTAGTGAAAAGTGATATGATGGAATATGATAGGCGACAGGCAAAGCAAAACGTAGCTTATACGCCTCTTGACCCTCAATAGCAATAACAAAACACAAAGGAGAGTACTGTGAAAGATACAGAAACAAAGGTTGACAAAACCTTAAAAGAAGTAAAGAAGAGTGATAACACTAATAATACAGGTG